CCAAAGAGCGCCCAGAGGGGGCTGAAGAGGGTGCAAGTCTGGACTTCAGCCCCCTCTGGACTCCCCCCGCCGCAAAAGTTTCTTGCATGAAAGAACGGCGGTGGCGTCCATGCTTGACTGCTTTTCCTTGCTTTCTGGTTTCCGAAACTTTTTTGCAGAAAAAATCGCCCTGCCGGAATTTTTCACCCCGGCAGGGCGTTCGTTTTCCATTTTGCCAGCATCACGACAGCGGTTCGCCGTTTTCGGTCTCGATTTCGCGGCAGAAGAAGTGCAGCGCGCCGTCCTCGAAGTCGCTGATTTCGTAGCGCTGGTCGGCATCCCAGCCGTCCGCGCGGTGGTCGCGAATCTCGAAGCCGCAAATCTGCATCGGGATGGCGGGAAAACGCAGCGTCACGTCGCTTATGGACAGGAAACGGAGCGTTTGCGCTTTGCCATCAGCACAAAAGGAGAGTGTCAGCACAGGCGCGCCGCTTGCGGTGTGCAGGCGAAAGTCCGTGATTTCCACGTCGCAGGGGAACATTGGCACTCTCCTTACCTGCTTCCCTTGTCGTATGGGATACCCTCGGCCTTCGGCGCGCGGGACTTGCTGCTTGTCAGCGCCAGCACAAGGAGCGAAATGATGTACGGCAGCATGTTGTAGAACGTGCTGGGCAGGTTCAGCTGCGCGAGGAAGTCAAAGCCGGTATAGACGTTGCTCAAGCTGCGGAACAGCCCGAACAGCAGCGCCGCCAGCGCAATCCGTAGGGGCTTCCACTGCCCGAAAATCATCACCGCCAGCGCAAGGAAGCCGAAGCCCGCCACGCCGTTCTCGAATTTCCACTCGCTCACGCCCGCCGTGATGTACACCAAGCCGCCCAAGCCGCCGAGCACGCCGGAAATCATCACGCCCGCATAGCGCATTTTGTAGACGTTGATGCCCACGGAATCCGCCGCCTGCGGATGCTCGCCGCAAGCCTGCAAACGCAGACCGAAGCGCGTCTTGTACAGCAGGACATATGAAATCACCAGCAGCATCGCCGCCATGAGCATGAACCAGTTGAACTCGAAGCCATTGATATCCACCAGAAACGCCTTTTTGACGTTGATGTAGGTAATGGCGGAGGACACATTCGACACGTCTTCGGCAATGTTGATGGCCTTGACGATGACCGTCGCCGCCGCCGTGCCAAGCAGGTTCATCGCCGTGCCGACGAGCGTCTGGTCTGCCTTGAAGTTAATCGCCGCGACCGCCAGCAGAAGCGAATACAGCATCCCAAAAATCATCGCCATCAGCGTCGTCAGGAGGATGACCACGACGACCGCCGTGCCGTCGGGCATGTACTTCATCATCAGCGCACCGCCAAGCGCGCCGAAAACCATGATGCCCTCCAGCCCAATGTTAATCACGCCGGAATGCTCCGAGAAGCAGCCGCCCAGCGCCACCAGCAGCAGGACTGATGCAAACATCAGCATATATTGCAGCAAGAGTGTCATTTGAGATTCGCCTCCTTCCGCAGGTTCGCTTCCGCTTTGCGCTCCGCCAGGCGCGTCATAACCTGCCGGAAGAACAGCACGAAGCCGCACATGTAGATGATGACCGCCGAAATGAGGTCGGAAATCTGCGAAGAATAGATGGCGCGGTCAACATACGCGCCGCCGAAGGTGATGTGCTGGATGAAGAAGGATGCGAAAATCGTGCCAATCGGGTGCAGACCGCCGAGGAACGCCGCGGCAATGCCGTTGAAGCCCATCGCCGGAACCGCCGACTGCGCCACTGCCCATTCCTCAAAGCCAGAGAGGAACATGAAGCCCGCGCCGATGCCCGCCAGCGCGCCCGCAATCCCCATCGTCAGGATGAGATTCTGCTTTTCGCGCATCCCGCAGTATTTCGCGGCATTCTTGTTCAGCCCGGTCGCCTTCAGCTCGTAGCCCAGCTTCGTTTTGCTCAGCAGCACCCAAATCAGCACGGCAATGACAATCGCCAGCGGAATGGCAATGGTCACATAGCGGTTGTTGGAGAACAGCTTTTCCAGCCCCAGCGACGGCATCAGCGCGCTCGGATTGCCCACGCTCAGCTTAACGGTGTAAGGGGTGTTGCTGTCCTTCACGAGCGACAGCAGGCTGTTGACGGCATAGAGGCTGATCCAGTTGAGCAGAATGCAGGAGATGACCTCGTTGACGTTGCAGAATGCTTTGAGCGCGCCGGAGATGCACGCCAGCAGCGCACCCGCGAGCGCCGCCGCCAGCAGGCACACATACCACGGCATGTTCCACGCCAGTGCACAGTACAGCGCCGCACCCGCGCCCACGACGTACTGACCCGCCGCGCCAATGTTGAACAAGCCCACCTTGTAGGCGAACAGCACCGACAAGCCGCACATGAGCAGCGGCGCAGTCTTGACCAGCGTGTTGCCCAGATACTTCATCTGCGCGGTGCTGCTGCCATACTTCCAGAAGTTCTTGATGATAACCAGAATCGCGTCAATGGCGTTGAGGTTGCCCGTCTTTTCGCTCACGCCGTGGTCAATCAGCAGCAGCACGACGAAGCCAACCAGCAGCCCCAGCACGATACACAGCAGCGACGAAAGAATCGTTTGCACGCCGGGAATTTGCAGCATCGACCTGCGCTGCCGGACTTTCTTAGGTTCGTTTGCCATCTTTACCGCACCTCCCGTTTCGCGCCCGCCATATACAGGCCGATTTCTTCCGCCGTCGTCGTTTTCGGGTCAAGCTCGCCGACGATTTCGCCTTCGTACATCACGAGAATACGGTCGGAAACATCCAGCACCTCGTCCATCTCCAGCGAAACCAGCAGCACCGCCTTGCCCTCGTCGCGCGCGGCGATAATCTGCTTGTGGATGTACTCAATCGCACCCACGTCCAAACCGCGCGTGGGCTGCATGGCAATCAGCAGGTGCGGCGAGCGGTCGATTTCGCGCGCGACAATCGCCTTCTGCTGGTTGCCGCCGGACATGCTGCGGGCGATGGTGGTTGCGCCCTGCCCGGAGCGGATGTCGTACTGGTCAATCAGCCGATTGGCATAGGCGCGGATGTTCTTGCGGCGCAGGAAGCCCGCGCGCGTGAATTCCGGGTCGAAATAGCGCTGCAAAACGATGTTGTCCTCCAGCGAGTAATCCAGCACCAAGCCGTGCTTGTGGCGATCCTCCGGGATGTGGCTCATGCCGTCCAGCGAGCGCCGGCGAATCGACGCGCGGGTGATATTCTGCCCATCCAGGTAGATTTTGCCGCTGACGAGCGGTTCCAAGCCCGTCAGACCGTACACGAACTCCGTCTGACCGTTGCCATCAATGCCCGCAAGGCAGACGATTTCGCCCGCGCGCACCTCCAGCGACACATTTTTGACAGCGTTGTTCTTGTGCACATGGGACGCGACGGTCATGTTTTCTACCTTCAGCACGACCTCGCCGGGCTGCGCCGGTTTCTTCTCGACGTGGAAGTTGACGTTGCGCCCGACCATCATCGCGGACAGTTCCTCCGGCGTGGTGTCCTTCGTGTTCACCGTGCCGATGTACTTGCCCTTGCGCAGCACCGTGCAGCGGTCGGAAACCGCCATAATCTCCGCCAGCTTATGGGAGATGAAGAGGATAGACTTGCCCTCTGCTGCCAGATTGCGCATAATCTGCATCAGCTCGTCAATCTCCTGCGGCGTCAGGACGGCGGTCGGCTCGTCGAAAATCAGGATTTCGTTGTCGCGGTAGAGCATTTTGAGGATTTCCGTGCGCTGCTGCATCCCAACAGTGATATCCTCCACCTTTGCGTCGGGGTCGACGTGCAGACCGTAACGCTCGGACAGCGCCAGCACCTTCTGCCGCGCCTCTTTCTTTTGCAGGAAGCCGAATTTCGTCGGTTCAACGCCCAGAATGATGTTGTCCAGCACGGTGAAGCACTCCACCAGCTTGAAGTGCTGGTGTACCATGCCGATGCCCAGCGCGGTGGCGTCATTGGGGTTGCGGATGGACACCGTTTCGCCATCCTTCCTGATTTCGCCTTTTTCAGGCTGATACAAGCCGAAAAGGACGCTCATCAGCGTCGATTTGCCCGCGCCGTTCTCACCCAGCAGCGCGTGGATTTCGCCGTGGCGCAGCTGGAGGGTGATGTCGTCATTGGCAATGATGCCGGGAAAGCGCTTGGTGATATGCAGCATTTCGATGGCATAAGGCGTGCTTTCGTCCGGCGTTTGAACGCGCTGTTTCTCCATGAAGCATTTCCTCCTTGATGTTCTGTTTTCCCCATTGATTTCGCCGATTTGCGGCGGATGATTCCCCGTGTGCGCCGAAAATGCGCTTGATTCTGACAAAAACTTCCGCGCGGCAGAGGATTCCCCCGGCGGAAGCTCTTGTCAGAATCCGGGGGACGTTGCCATCCCCCGGAAGGTGAGATTACTTGATGTTGCCGTTGTAGTTGACCGCAATGGTCGTTTCCGGACGCACGGTAATGTCGCTGGAAACGGTCACTTTGCCATCCACCATCGCCTTCACCAGCGCGGTGTAGTCATCCACGGTGAAGGTGTCGTTCCATTCCGTGGTCTCCACGGGCAGGCCGACGTAGTTCAGGGTCAGGTCGTCGCCGGACACGAGGCCGAGGTTCTCCACCTTGCCCGCATGCAGGTCGAAGTTGCCCGCAACGGTATCGGTCAGCAGCGTCTTAACCGTCGCCGCCAGACCCTTCATGGCGGAAGTAACCGTCATGCCGTCCGCATACTGGTTGATGATGGGAGACTGGTCGGAGTCAACGCCGATCATCTTGCCGCCGACCTTCGCAGCCGCTTCCGCCGCAGAGGTGTAGATGCCGCCGCCGCAAGCGAACACGACTTCCACGCCCTTGGTGGCGTACCAGTTGTCCATGTACGCCGTGATGTCAGCATCGCCCATGAACTTGCCGCCGTAGACGTACTCGCAGGAGACGTCCGCCGCGATGCCCAGTTCCACCGCCGCGTCATTCGCGCCCTGCACGAAGCCGTAGCCGAAGCGCTGCACCGCCGGAACCTCCATGCCGCCGAGGAAGCCGAGCTTCTTGTAGCCCATCTTCACTGCCGCATAGCCCGCCATGTAGCCGGAAAGTTCTTCCTGATACACAGCAGAGAACAGGTTGGACGCCTTGCTCAGGTCAACGCCGTTGGAGGTGAGGTCATACTCGCTCACGTCCAGCGCGATGAACTTCACGTCCGGGTACATCGGCTGGCACTCGCCGATCGCCGCCGCGAACAGGTAGCCGGGCATGACGATGACGTTGTAGCCTTCGTCGATGGCCGCTTCGACCTGCGCGATGCGCTCCGCGTCGGAGTCACCGGTGGGCTTGAAGTAGTTGAAGTCGACGCCGTTGGCCTCGCAGAACGCCTTGCAGGCCTCGTAGGTCGTCTGGTTGAAGGACTGGTCGGTGATGTCGCCGGAGTCGGTAATCATCGCCACGCGGTAGGTTTCATCCGCAGACGCGAAGGAAACCACGCACAGCACCATCGCCAGCGCCAGGATGAGAGAAACGAGCTTCTTCATGGATTCATTCTCCTCTCGTGATTTGAGCATCTTCTGCTCTCGTATTATTGTAACAGTTTTTTGCCCGTTTGAGAAGAGGTCAAGCGGCATTTCTTTAAAAAATCCCCACAAAATGCGCAGAAAATGTGGCAGATATTTTTCGATAGCTGATTTTCCCCTGCTTCGCGCCCGTGCGGATACCTTTCCGCTTTCCTTTCGATCCCCTTCCCGCGATTTTTCCGCATTTCCGCTTGACAATCCTCCCCTGCTGTGGTAAAATAATTAGGCTGATGAGCGCCCGTAGCTCAGTTGGATAGAGCGTCAGACTCCGACTCTGAAGGTCACAGGTTCGACTCCTGCCGGGCGTACAGGAGAAAATCCCCCGGAAGTGCAAGGCTTCCGGGGATTTTTGATTGGATTTTTGATGATGAAAACAGACGGATTTTTGCCATTAGAATGGGGGCTGACTACCGAAATTGGGCGAGGACGGTAGTCAGAATGGTAGTCAGGTGAAGGGGCTGGAAGTGTGCGCAGAGTGGATGACGTATACACGACGGCAAAAAAATCAGCGGAATTTCCGCAAATGCTTGCGATTCCCCGCCGCGTATGGTATCATCAAGACAGCGGCGCGCAGGGCTGTGCTGACTTTCATCAGAAGGAGCGAGGAAAATGGTAACATACATCGAGGGGAACATTTTCAGCAGTCCCGCGCAAGTCATCGTGAACACGGTCAACACCGTTGGCGTATGGATGCCGCCCAGACGCCGGAGCATCTGAAACAGGAAGAAACCGCCGACTGGCTTCGCGCCCATGCGCAGGACATGTCCTTCGCTGGAGTGTGCGACGATTTGAAGCTCGGTCAGGCAATTCTCCCCTATCAGCGGGAAAAGGACGGCGTGCATTCAGCTTTTCCTTCGCGGATACGCCCGAAAAGCGCGACTACGCCCTCAGATACAACCGGTGCAATCAACCCTTGACCTTGGAAGCCAATTTCGTTTTTGAGTGGCTGCGCGGCAGTGCGACAGTTTCGACCAGCTTCGCCGATGTGCGGTCTGTTCGAGCAGCCGCTTTCCTCGTATGAATTGATGTGATTCACAGAAAAAGAGCCGGGACAGCCTCAGAGGATTTCTCCCTCCGCCGCCATCCCGGCTTTTTTCATGTCTCCTGATGCTCGTGCAGCGGTTCCCGTTCGGAATTATTGTATGAAAAAACAGCCTGCACGAGGTGTGCGGCTGCTTTTCGCGGATTAAGTTGATTGCAAGTTGATGGTAAGTTGCAATTTCTCTTTGCAACTTGCAATTTTTAGTTTCGAACAAGTTTCAAAGCTGGTTCAAAGACGGTTCAAAGACGCCTGCTTGATATGCCCACCATTGCGTTCCATCATGATGTCGCTGAAAAACTCCCGATTCACGGTGATGTTCGGCAGCTCATTCGCTTTCATGGTAATGACCACCTGCAAGTTCGTCGGGCAGGCATAATCCCCGTAGATGCTTTCTGCCTTCTCGAAGATGGTCTGCCCGCAGTCCCTGATTTGCTGGATTCGTTCTTCTCTGGTCATGGTCACGTTTATGCACTCCTTTCAACGTATCAAAAAAGCACCTTGCAGGGGGGCAGGGTGCTTTCTACCGTTTTTCTCCTTCGCTGGCTTGTTTTCTGTCCTCTTCCAGCAGCTTTTTAAGAAGTGCATCGCGTTCTTCTCGCGTCATTTTCCGAAATTTTTCAATTTCTTCGGTGTTCGGAATGTCATATTCCTTATATTTCACGCTACTTCACCTCTCCGAAAGCGCACGCCCTATTAAAGGAATTTCCGCTCCAATTCCACATTCAGCCCCAAATCATCCAGCGGGATTCCTTCATTCAGCAGCGTGTTCTTGATGGTGTCCAGCACTTCGTAATACGCAAGGCGCTTCCCCTTGTAGAAGGCATCATCGGGGTTTTCCCTTGCCTCGTTCATCGTCTCATTGGCATTGTCAATGACGCGGGCAAGGATATACTTCAATGTACTTTCATTCATCGTATTCACCTCTTCTCTTTAATTCTGCAATTCTGCGCGCCCTTGATTCACGGAAATTAGTGATTTCCTTATACCAATGCTTTTTTAGTCCTTCTTGCTCACGCGGGTCTCTTTCATCCCAATTTGGCACATGCTCTTCGGGATGCTCAATCTTATGCCAATGCTCTACAATCCGCTGGTCAAACGTTTCCAATGACTTTCGGATAGAAGAAGTTTTTTGCCGCTGCAAATCTTTTTCGGCGGAATTTGCAAAGAACTGCAAATCCATCTGAATTATACCACCTTTGCGCTGCTTATTCAACACCTTTTCCGCTTTCAGATACTTCTCCTCAAACTCCCTGAACCCCTCCGCCTTGTCCAGCCCGAAGAACTTCGCCCTGTCCTTCATGGTCTGCAACTCGTCCGCGTCCAGCGCCCACTTCGCCCTTGTCAGCGCGACGCAGCGGCAGTTGCAGTCCTCTTCGGGTCGCCCGAATGCGCCGGGGTATTCGGCTTTCTTGCCGTCTATCTCGAACGGTTCGCCGACTTCGCGAATCTGCCCGTCAAGGATGCGGTGATCCGTGCGCGTGTTGCCGTCCAGCACTGCATCCCACTGCTTGACGACTTGGCAGCCTTGCCCCTTGGCGGCGTTGCGCGCGTCGTCAGCGGATTGCTGCTGAATGCGGTGTCCCTCGGTGCGGACGATGGTTTTCGCGCGTTTGAGCGGAATGCCGGAAGAAATCTGCACCTGACGGGCAATCATGTTGTAGTCGCTGCCGATGGAGATGCCGATGGAAATCTCCCGGCGGATGGTCTTCTTCAGCTTCTGCATATCCACGCCAAGTTCACCGTACAGCCGCCCGCTGAGCTTGCTGTCCGTGCGGACGGCGCGGGTGACGGCACGCTGGTCAATGGGGGCGAGAATCGGCATTCCCTGCTTGTGCAGGCTGTACATTGTGCCGACGTAGCCGTGCTGGTAGCTGCGCGTCAGGTATTCTTCGATGGTCTGATTGCTTTTCTTGTGCAGTTCGTCCAGCGCGGCGTTGATTTGGGCTTTCATCGCCTCCTGATAACGCTTCTGATAAATCTTCGATTGCGTCATTTCGTCGCTTTCGAGGATGCGAATGTGGTTGTCGATGCGCCGAATCGCCCGCTGGTATGCCTTTTCCAGTGCCTTGATGGTTTCCTGCTCATCATCCAGCATGGCTTGCAGGGCTTCCTTCTCGCTCTTGCGCATTCACATCACCCCGCGTCATCCTCTTCCGCCGGAACGTCATCCAGCGCCACGTCCGCCGCGCCGTCGTCTGATTTCGTCCGCCCGCGAATCGTCTTGTAGTCCAGTTCCAGCACGTCGCAGATGTTTTCCAGCAGCGTTTCGTCATCCAGCACGTCGGTGAGCGCCAGCAGCGTGTTCACTTGCGCCTGCTGCTTCTGCGCGTCGGTCAATGCAATCTGCGCGTTGTCCAGCGCGTTCGCCATCACCTCGCGCTGGAAGTCGAAATACACGTCCTGCATCTGGTAGTTCGTGCTGCCGGATTCGTTGATTTCCGCCAAGACGATTTTCAGCAGCTTGCGCATGAACTGCTTCAAGCGGATTTCCAGCTTGTTGCACTTGAGGTCAAGCAGCGCATAGCGGCTCTTGATGACCACGTTCGTCACGTTGCCGTCGCCGACCTGCGCGGCGTTGAAGCCCATGCCGAAGCGGTAGATGTTCTTTTCGTCCAGTTCCAGCTTCGTCTGGCGCGCCTGATAGGGAATGTCAATCGTGCGGATCTCCACGTCGCCGCCGGAATCCGGGATGCCGATGTGCTTTTTCGCCCGGATGTTGGTCATCAGCTCATCGAGGTTGTCGCCCTCAAAGCCCTTGACGACGTAGAGGACTTCGTTCGCGTCCTGAATGTTGTTGGATAGCCCGCAGGACATGAGGTCGTAGTCGTCAATCAGCCCCTTGATGGTTTTGAGGCCGGAGAACTGCTTCTGCCCGTTGTCCAGGCGGAAGAAGGGGATGAAGCCGAAGCCGTCAAAGTAGGTGCTTTCGTCGCCGGGCTTGCGCCAGATGGTGTGCGGGCGCGGGTTCAGCGGTGCGGATTCATCCGGCACAATCTCGCCCTCGTTCACCTGGCAGAAGAAGTGCGTCTGCTTTTTGTCCCACACCTGAATGCGCTTGATGGCTTTGTTGTCCTTGCCGATGTGGTCGATGTACCAGTAGATGACGTACTCGCAGCCGTCGTCCGTATCCTTCGCCCGGACTTCTACCACGCCGAGGCCGTCCGCTGCCTGAAAGCGCGTGCGGCCGTTCGCATCCTTGTAGGCGTACATGTACTCGAAGCCCTTCGCCACCGCGCCCGTGATGACCTCGTAGAGTTCAGCGGTGAAATCCTCGTCGAAATAGTCCTCCAGCGCCTTTTGAAGCTCCGGAATGTCCGACCGCACGAACGCTTCCTGCCCGGACAGCATGTACTGCGCCTCTTGGTCTACCAGCTCGGTGAAGAATGGGTGACTGATTTTGATGTTCGAGCGGTTCTTGTCCTCCTGCAAAGCACCGTCCGCATTGATGAAATACAGCCGATACTTTCGGATGTCGTGGTCGCCCTCGTAGTACTTTTGCCCGACCCGCGCAAACCGCTTTTTGTCGGAAGATGCGTCGTTATCAATGAACGCCTTGATTTCGGGAATTGTCAGCATGTCAATCACCCCTTTCAGGTGTCTTTCGCCGTCTTGGTGTGCCTGTAGGTTGCCGCCAGCCCTGCGCCGCCGCTCACGCTGATGAAGGTCGTCGGGGCATAGGTAGTCAGCGCCTTGTAGGCTGCGACTTCGTCCGCAGAAATGTCGGTTTCCACCGGTGTAGCAAGCGCAGCCCAAATAAAAACGTCATTCTCGTCCAAAAACTGCTTAAAGTCATCGAGGGTCGTCGTGCCTTTTTCGGCGAATGCAAAGCCGACAAGGTTATTCCGATTGGCAATCACCCCGCCGACCGTTTCAGAGCCAAGAGCGGTGGAAAAGTGCGTGCAGAGCACGTTCGACGTGTATGTGCCGTTGAACCAAGCGAAGTAGCGGTCAACCTCGCGACCTGCCGTCTGCCAATTGAGCGACGATGTTACCTTGATTTTCCCGATACGCTGCACCCGCACGCCGCGCGCCAAATCCACCTCGTCGCAGACCCACTGCTGCCCGTTTTCGTCCGTGTAATTGCCGCTGGATGCAACCGGGATGCCGCACAGCGCGTTCGGCGTTTGCAGCGTCTGCGATTCGTTCGCGCCATCCGACACCGTGACCGCCACCGTCCCGCCGTCACCCGCGCTGACAATCGGCACGGGCGCGGT